AGTTATATTTAAGTCTGCAATCGCAGCTGTTTCAATTGAATCAGATGAAAATAAATTAGCAGTTAATGTTGATGGTTTTATTTCAAGAGCTGTAATTGTATTAGCTGCTACTGAACCACCACTTATGACACCATTTGCAATGTTATTGGCCTGAATCGCATAAAATCCAATATTGTTTGCGAGTATCGTTCTCTCAGCAATTGTATTTGCATAGACTGAATTACTTCCTAAAGCACCTGGTGGGGCTACAATTGCTCCTGCTGATAATTTCTCAGCCGTAACTGAGGCATTAGCCAGCATCCTTCCCGATACGAGTGTTAGTGCCATTTATTTTCCTTTATTCTGGTGTAACTAGAATCCAACCAGTTTGGTTGTTTGCTTGATAAGCGTCCTCATTCCATTCATAGTATTGACCTAGCTCTACATTAGCATCTGTTGGCATTTGACCTAGTGGTGATTCATACATATAAATTGATGAATTAACTGTCCAACTAGTCCATGAAGAATTTGGCTTTGGTGCTATGAAAGCATCAAGTTCTGTATTATATTCATAACCTATACCAGCATAGTTACCTCTTAACGCTGTGCCACCATCAGGTAAGTAATTACCGTTTGCAGTTTCAGCATAATGAACACCTTGTCTTGTATTATAAGATGTTTGAATCCACCTACTTGCATCACCTACGGCACCACTATCAATAAAATCTTGTTCTGCTACTATCACACGAACAACTTTTCCATCTATTACTTCAGCAAAATGAGACATTATTTAAACTCCTTTAAGTTAAAATGTTTATTCTATATTTATAATTAATTTATAAAGTATACAGCACCATTTGATGTTTCTCCAGTTACAGCATCGTAAATAACATATACGACACCACTACCACCAGAACCAGGTGCTTCAACATGGGCTGGGTTGTAAGAGGGACCTGGCTCATTAGAAAAAATTGGATTATAAGTGCCAGGAGCTCCCCCACCTCCACCTCCGCCACCTAAATTTGCTGTGCCAGAAGTAGCAGGGTAATATCTATCTTGTCCAGGAAAAAATGGTGGTGCTGCGATTGGATTTCTCCCGCTAGATGCTCCACCGCCGGCACCTGAACCACCACCTCTTGGTGGACCGTTTGTACCACCCGACCCACCAGCACCTAATGATGCAACTGGTACAACACCTTTTACTGTAGCACGAAAATCATCACCGCCAAATCCCCAAAGTGGGGTGCCAGTTGGGTATGGGGATGGTGGGTTTCTTCCGTATCCTAAACCTTGTCCAAATGCACCACCACCTCCGCCACCTGTTTGTACTGGTCCACCAGCAGTTTGCGGCCCGCTTCCTGGATACGGAGCTCCGGCAGGGTAGGTGGAAGGTAATGCTGAATCTCTATAATATCCTGAAGTTGAACCCCAACCTCCAGGCATACCATATTGATTGTTAGCTCCAAGTCCCCCACGACCTCCACCGGTGTATTGAGGGCCTGGCATTGGAGGGTTCATACCTGGATACGGATAAAACGGGGTATAACTTATTCTATGACCAGTCGGATTTGTAGGTGGTCCAGGTAATGGCGATGTTACTGGGTTATTAACGATTGCGGGTGCTGTAATAGTAGGGTATAAAGGTTCTAATTGTCCACCATCAACAGGATAATAATCTGCATAACCTGGGTCTTGTTTACCTATGGCACCTATACATTCTTCAAGATAGTTTGAACCGACTCCTGCACCTCCACCACCACTTCCTGTATAACCATTACCTGGAGCAGTGCCTTCACCAGATTGGGCAACAGGGTTTCCATTTTGTCCAGATCGGCCTACCGCACCACCGCCACCACCGCCATACGCCAGTAAATATCCTGTAGAATTACACATGGGGTGAGCACCATCATAAAAAACCATTTCAGTATTTGAACCTTGGCCTCCATTTTGTGGTGGGTTATGAGCTGGGTTAGTTCCTCCAGCACCAATGATTATTGGGTAGCTTTGGCCGCTATGAACTGTAACAGAACTGGCCCATATAACACCTCCGCCGCCACCGCCGCCGCCATAGCCTCCGCCACCGGCACCACCACCTCCAACTATAATCACATCTACATTGCCAGTAAAACCAGCTGTAAATGAACCTGATTGTCGGAATATATGATTCACTTTTTGACCTGGACCAGGAGTATCAGGCCCAATATAATTTTGTTGACCTTCTGGAGAAGTCGGGCTTGTAAGGCCTGATGGTGCAGATGTAGCCAACTGTAGCCCGACATTAACTCTTGTATCGGTATTAACTAATTTGCTATTTAAACCTACAGGGAATTCAAATCCCTCAGGTCTTACATTCATAAAAGTTACTTTTTTTGCCATATCTTTAATTTATTATATATTGAAATAATGTTTCATTTATAGATAGATATCTTATTGTAGCGAAACCACTACCACCTGTGCCACCCGGTTGATTACCGCCGTAACCTCCGCCACCGGCACCACCACCTCTATTTGCCGTTCCGTTTCCTGCAGCTGCGCCAGCTGGGGGTTGACCAGGAGACCCGGCACCTGCAATAGGATTACCAGCACCACCGCCTGTACCAGCCCAACAGCCACCTCCTCCGCCTGCACAATAATGCAGAGGTGTTGTCATATCAGGTGATTGAACAAAATCAAGCCCAACTCCACCAACACCACCTACTGTGGGTGAAGCGTTACCTCCTGTACCACCAACTCCGCCTCCACCGCCGCCTTGGCCATTATTATCTGGGTTACCCGTATCAGACCCTCTACCTCCTGCACTTCCGTAAGCTATACTATAAGATGGTCCTGGCATTGGATTTACTGCTAGACCACCTGAACCTGCTGTGGGTGCTGATCTTTTTCTACTTGACCCACCACCACAACCTCCTGGTACTCCAGGTATACCATCACCTGTACCACTACCCCCTTGACCTCCGCCATGACAAAGTACACTTGCTACAGTATTCGCCTCTATTGTAGTATTAGCACCTCTTGTTGCACTTGCACCGCCAGCGCCTATTGTTACATAAACATTTGCACCATGAGTAACAGGGTAGTCATTTGTGTATATGATACCACCACCGCCACCTCCACCTGCTATTTGAAAACCGCCACCTCCACCACCCGCAACTAAAAAATATTCAATGGTACCTGTAAATCCTGGATTGAACTGACCTGATGATGTAAATACATGAGTTGTATTTTGAGTTGGGCTATCCGCAGCACCTTCTGTTATTGTGGAAGCACCACCCGTAACTGTGCTATTAGCGGCCACATTACCAAATATTCTTAATGAATTTAATCCTACAGGGTAAGCATAACCTCTGGGTCTCACACTAAAACATTTTGCAGTACCAGTATTAGCTTTTGTTATCTCATTTTTTCGTATGCCAATTTCAGATAATTTTGTTGCAAAGCTCCTAGATGTAAGTTTTATTGACATTCAAAAACTCCATTAAGATACCTCAGAACCAAAGGCTGAAAATGATATATCAACAAAACTACCGTTGGCTGATAGTATAGATCCAGCATTCATTGTGAGTCCCATTGTTAATACAACTGTATCAGCTGCAGGCACAGATGCACCTCTTACAATCATTACTGCATTTGCAGCTGGGCTTGCAAATTCTGATTTATCTTGAACCATTAAACTATAAGATCCATTTGCACCTGTTTGATTGCAAACTGTAATTGTTGATACAACAGCTGAAGTGTCAGCTGGCACTACATATAAATTTGCTTGTGTGTTTGCAGTTGAGTTAATTGCTCCTAATCTTTTAAAAGTCTGTGGCATGATTACATTCCTGAAAGTAATAAAATTGTTGGTAAGGCATTTGCGGCTTCAAAAGCAACTGGTATGTTTACTGATACATTAGAAACATTACTCACACGGCCTTTATCGTTTACTGTGATAACCGGTATTGCATCTTCGGCACCGTATGTGCCAGCTCCAACACCCGTTGTTGTTAATAACTCATCTCCAATTGCAACACCTGAAGCAAACTTAGCTGATGTGATTGACTTATCATCTGGTACAAATATACCTACTCTTTGTCTACTTCTAGCGACCACTAGGACATTATTTGCACCTGATGTGGGTGCCTCTGAAAAATTTATTGAACTATTTGCTAATGTTACAGTATAGGCATTAAAAGGGTCTTGGTGTACATTATTTACATATACATCAAGTTCTTTTGGGTCTGAAACAGCCTTTGTAAGTGTAAAACTCGTTGCTGTATTATTACCATTGAAAATATCGGTAGTTCTTTCAAATAATTCTGTCTCTGGAGCACGACCAATATATGTTCCCATATTCTACCTTATAGATCCGAAATTTCTAGTGTTGACACAACAACATGACAAGATAACGCTCCTGAAGTATTCACATTAATACTTTCCCCTGGCTCTATGACAACTTTTTGGTCTCCGCCTATTGGCACTAAAGAACCTCCAGCAGGTATACTCGCATCAGTAACTAATGAAAAAAGTTGATCAGTAGTATTACTGTGAACATAAACACTAGCAGTTTGTGCAATATTTGTTATGTTTGATATGGTCATACCCACAACTATTTTATCAGTTGCATTTTCTGAATTAGTAAATGCAGCTGCAGCCGCCCCTGTGGTGGCTGTTGCGAAATGACTTCTAAATCTGTTTGTTGCCATATATCTTTCTCTCTTTTTCTTTATTTATATATCAGGATAGAGCAACTGATAATGCTATTGCATCTGAAACTGTTGAATTGGCCTTTGCGAAGGCAGCTTTAACACTATTTTCTACTGTTATTGGACCAACCATAGCGCCTGCATGAGCTGTACATTGATAATAATAAGTATCACCCATATTAGCAGTGCCCGCTGGTATTTGCATATACAAAATACCACCCATTTTATACTGTGCGTTGTATCCTTGTGATACAACAACTCTATTGCCATTATTTTGTGTTTCTACATGAGTAAGACCTACATTCATCAATGTGGTACCATCGTTTACTCTTCTGATTCCGTACGCATCTGGTGCTGAATAATTATCATCATTTGTTGTGCGAATTACGAATGGATGAGCTCCAGCTAAACCAGTTAAGTCAAAGGCATATGTATTACCAGGTTTAAAATATAAATCGGGGTCATTACTTGTGGTGCCATCAGTTGTTGTGAAAATATAATTAGAACCATCACCAGTTATAATGTATCGAGCAGACGCTTCACCTGATGTAAATGCACCTTCTTTATAAACAACCGACTCAGAATCGGAAAGTATTAAATTTCCGTTCATAGTTAAATTATCAAAATCAGAGGCGTCTAATGAAATATTACCCGTTACATCAAGATTACCATCAATTAAAACATCCGTGTTTGCATAAAACTTATCGTTTATTGTACCATCAGTTAGATGATTAAGTTTTTGTACAGTTTCGGCCGTTGTTGTAACGTGTTGCTGAAATGTGTTCCCTGTTGTTATATTTCTTATAATTGCCATAGTTATCTCTTAGCTACGATTTGTTTGAGTAGAGTTTTTATTTCTTGAAACTCGTCTTTAATTACTTTTACTTCTTGTGTTAAAGTCTCTAAAGTTACGCTTTCTTGCTTTCTTCTTTTTGCACTCATCATTTTGACCACATCAGTATTCAGAATAGCTTTTGATCTTGTATCTCTTACAAGATTTTTGTGGTCTTTTACTTTTAATATATTCACGATAATGCTATTGCCCTAAAGTTCTTAATAGATGGTGCTTTTGCAGTATTTGTCGAATACAACACAACTTTGATTGCAAAATATCTAAAGTTATCATAAGTCGCATCAGCATTTGCGTATGTAATGTCTTCAGCTCTGTATTCACAATCATAAAAATCTGTATAATTCTGAGTTGTCGTTACTGGTGTGATTTGATTCATTAAAACATATGGTAAATCTTCAAATTCTGATGAGTCAACACCTGATTGTACCCTATAATAAACCTCAACTGATGCACCTTCTGGTAAATTTTTAGAAAGTATAACTCTTAAAGAAGTTGCATCAAAATCATCAGCTAGTTTAACTTTCTTTGTGATGTATTTAGATAACGCACCACCACCTTCATTCTGCGTTTCTGGATTATCCGTAACATCTGTATTAGCCGAACTGTTCAATAAGTTTTCTGCAAAAATAAATCTACATCTGTCTAATTCAAAGGTAGGCGAAACATCTGTATTTGTCGTTGACATTGTAACTCTAAGATTAGCTTGACCTGAAGCTGCAAATTGTTGTCTAGTTTCAAAATTAATATCAGCTTCTGGGTAAATGTTTCTAGCAGTGCCTAAAGATGAACCGCCATTTGCAGTTGTTGATAATTGAAAAGATAGTGAAGTATCTTTTGAGTATGTTTCATACGGAACACTCACTTTCATATAGTCAACATATTGAATTGGTAAATTACCAATCTGAGCATCAACATCAGTAAAGAAGTTTCCAGATGTATTAAAAGCACATTTTCTAATCTCAAAAGATAAATCTGAAAGTTGGTCTGGTTCCCATGTTCTAGCATTTTGAGACTTGAACAATGACCCTGTGTATGGCTGACCAGCTACAACTTGACCATTATCAATTCTCGTTTGACCAACTGTAGCGATAAACACAGTATAATTTGAAGAGTTTGTAAGTAACACCATAGAGTATTCACCGGGCTCTAAAAATATTGGTTTATCAAAATCAAATTGAGTTTTCACCGGTGTGTTAGGCGCCGAAGCATCAGGTAAATTTACATCATCAGGATTTTTTGTAACTCTTGCATCTAGTATGACATCATCTGCACTTGGGTACCCATTAACAGTTTTTCTAATCTCTAATGTTACAGGTAATGATACGTCCTTCGTTGCAAAGAACACAGATATATTTGGTACAAATATGCCTTTTGGATTTGTAAATTCATTTACATAGAAAGTCTGTGCCAATGGGTCTACATAAATTCCCTCTTGTATATCAGCATACTCTGGGCCACCTCTAAAGTATTGTTCAATTATACCCCTTGCAGCTGCATCATTATATCTACCTTTAATATCACCGTATTCATTATTATCAATATTTTCAAGATAGAAAGTATAACCTCCCACATCAGGTATTCTTCTTAAAACATTTCGATATATGTCATATATTCTTGGGCCCCAATTATTCACGGTTGCAGCCGAAACACCTGATCCTATTATTCTGGCATTTAAATCAGCGATTGAAATACACTCTCGATTCTCTGGTGCATTATTCATGTAAAAATCACAATTATATGCTGGTGGTGTAGGTGGTTGTTCTTCAACAACAGTTTGCACTACCTCAACTTCAGGCACTCTGGGCGTGCCAGAAAAATATCTAGTTGTAGCAATGGTTGTGTGAAAAGTTGGGTTGAATATAGAATCACAGAAAATAATTTGATGCTCACCTGCAAAGAATTGTTCTTGAGTTGTTGTGTCATTTGGTAAAACAATTCTACCTTTTGCAAATCCGTTTTCATCGGAGATAATTAAAGGTTTATTCTCAAAAGAGGATGTATCAGAATTAAATCTATTTAATTTATGTGATACATTTCTACCATCTATGAAAGCGTGTACCTCGGTATTAGGCTTATATCCAAAAATTTCAAAATCAATATTTTGAGCTTGTGCGTAATAAAATACTTTATCAGTTTCGGTTTTTTGACTAAGATACCCAGCTGCCTCAGCTGAAGTTGATGTTTTTGCTTTTTGATTTGTTGTGTCATAATATGTATATACTTTTGCATCACTCTTGTCATAAGATAATAAATCCCACTCACCCCATCTTGAACCTGTATAGTTTTCGCCAAATGAGAAGTTATCAGAGTTACCATCTGTATTAATACCGACAAAAGGTCTAGTATCAAAGTCGGCGTAAGCTGCAACATCAGTTGATAGTTTAACATGACCTACAAATCCAACAACATTAAATGGGTTGACATTTACCGTGCCGGTTGCAACCGCTTGTGCCGTGTAAACTTCAGTACCATAAGGTAATGTTAATCTATCACCAGTATTTCTTAATGATGCAAATGATGTTGATTGAGCTCCCAAAGCCCCATTAGCTTTAAATCTCGGTCTTAAAAGTTCATTATCATAGTCAATCGAACATTTATAATCGGGGTTAGCGACATCACCAATGCTATGACCTTTGTAATTATCTACCACAAATCCATTACTCAAAAGTTCCACATTATTATTAGAGAAGAAAGTTTGTGATGCTAATTCAGTCTCTAACAGGTTTAAAGATGTGTAATATTCAACTCTAGTTAACCGATCATCAAGACCACTTATATCTTTCATTGTATATCTTTTATTTTTTACAATCTCTAATTTGACATTACTTGCCTGTGGTGTGTAGGCCTCTAAAGCTAATTTAGCAATAGTCATTGAGTCGGGATCATCAGCAGGTGTTGGAGGGTCATTTAAAGCTGGTTCGCCTTGAATCACTCTAAAGTTACCATCAAAACCTAAAACAAGTTTATCATTTCTTGGTAAGTAATAACTTAAACTCATAGCAGCCGTTGGATCTCCTGAATCTGGCATCTCAAGTTTAGAAAATGTCATACTAGCATTTGAGTAAACATTAGGAGACATATCTACGAATCTAAAAGGTCTAAAATCTATACTATCCCTCAAAGATATGATGGTGCCATCTTTTTTAGTAAATTGAGGTATAGCTTCATATCTAAAGACTTGGTTATATGAAGCTGCATCAATGTATCCTTTCTGATTTGCTTCGATATGATTAAATACGACTAAAGATTTTCCAACATTAATCTTCGCTGTGTCAGGGTAACCATTTGATAATGCGTTGTTTGCTCTTAATCTTATTGTACCATAATCAAAGAAACTTTCTCTTTGACCTGTATCAAATATGAAAGCATCTCTCACATTCTCAAGCGTATTATTAGCATCGTAATCACCATCTGAAATGTAAATTGCCTCTACGTTTACACAATATGGTCGACCTAATGATATTTTTGCTGGCTTTGTACCATCTCTTTGTGATAAAGTACCAATGGTAAATATTTTATTATTTTGTCTTGATACTAAGGTTCTTCTATCATTTTCACCACTTTGAACTTGTATAGTCGCTATGACATCTACGGTACCAGTAAGCCCCGTGTCCACCCCACCAGATCCATTATCTATCTGTAAAGTTGCGGTTGGCGTAGCACCATCCGTTACCACAACAGAAAGTATTTTTGATACTAAAAGTCCTTCTGGATTACCATTAGTTCCACCTGACTTAACTGTTACTTGATAATGTGTCTTTCTAGCCGTATCCGTAGAGGCTGATAAAAATGTTTTATTTTGATCATTAGTTCCTATGACAATTACACCATTCGTAACTGTAGCACTACTAAAAATTTTTCTTGTTTGATAAGTGAAAGAGGTAGCACCAGTATTTGCCACATAGTTATATGACATTGGAAAAACTGATATATCTTCATTTGTGTCAATAAATGTGCTTCTACTAAAAGTGTAGTTATTTGATCCTGAATTAGAGAAAAAACCATCACCTAAGTCGGTGGTTGTTCCAGAGAATACTGTACAACTTATCTCAACATTTGTCCCTCTAACAGCTGTAACATATGCTATTCTTTGACCTAAACCTTGTATCGCAGGTGCAGTCGACCCTGTATTTCCTGCAGCCACCGGTCCATTATTAGATACATTATGACCTTCAACCATATCACCAACTCTAATACCACTTGCATCAACAACAATCATATTATTTGTGCCGTTAGCCAGTCTTGCAGGTGTTCTATGAGTTTGAATAGATGTGGAATCTACATTCGCATTAGCATTTGCTGAATTAATAATGTCTACACCGATTATTGTTCTAACTAATGTTAGTGGTAAATTACTTGTGTTTCTGATATTAAATAGAGATAATTTAAATACATCATTATGCCTTGCGAGAGGCTCAGTAGCACTATCATTTTTAAAGAACTCAACATTTTTAACGTGAGCTTCACCAATTTTTGTATTTTGTGCAAACGACTCTGTTGTTGATGATGCCCCACCATTTGCTAAATTTGATGAGTGAAGTGTAACTTTTACAAAATTTGTAGTATTTGTGAAAAGAGTATTATTTGCACCACTAACATAAATATAATTACCATACGACTGTTCTAAACTATAAGATGAAACTGTCTCTTGTTCTCTTGCTTTTGGTAAGTTTATATCAACATCAGATATGTTTTCTATCTCATAACCTTTAACATATGCTTTACCTTTACCTACTGTAAGTATACCTGTGCCTGTGTTACCTAAATTACGAACAAGTGGTGTAAGGCCTCTAACTATGTAATCACCAGATTCATCATAAGTTCTTCGTGCAAGTGTTCTACCTAAATCAGAATATTTTGTGCCTGTAGCGTCTTTAACTAATTGACCATTTTTATATCTTGCAACTTCAATGTATTTTGTAGATGATATTTCAGGTAGTGATTTTGTCGATTCGTCTAATTGTTTTCTTGTTAAAGTTAAAGAAATTTTATATCTATCTGCACCTGTAGCGAGATAATTTGAAGAATCTAAAGCAGGATCTAGTAAACTTGCATCATCAGATGATTTTACAACACTCTCTGTTACTTCAAAACCAATTGATACATTTGCACTTTTTCCATACTTGTCAGCTGCAACAATTTGTTTTGGATTTTTTACAAAAACCCCATTTGTATAATAAACACCTTCTGTTACACCGAGTAATTTTGCATCACCAAATGGATTTGAGTTTGCTGTTATCATGGCTATTAAATTTGCATTACTCAAATCAGAAGAGGAATACACATTGATAAGTGCATTAGATCTAACAGTAACATTTGAGCCTACATCAGCGACCACAAAAACAGTTGAATTGCCTATGTTTGCAGTAGTATTTGACAATTCACCTGTAAGATTTTGTCTTAAAGTAATTGTATCGGTGTTAGCAAACGCTATTGACCCATTTGTTCTACGCTCACCCACAGTTTTAATGTGTGAAACGTATAAAGTATCTGGGTCGCCATTAGCAGCTGCATCAGCATGATGAACATAAAATACATTATTAGCAACTGTATTTGAAAAACTTACATTTTGATTAGCGTTAGCACTTCCAACACCAAATATAGGAACAGTTATAAAAGTGTTTATAAAACTAGCTACATTTACAGCTGTAGCACTTTGAGTGATACGATTTCTGTCTAAAGAACCTTCGGGTAATAAAGGAGCTAAGTTGATATGTTTTACTGATGGTTGTAAGTTAATAGTTAGTTTATCTATTTTACCTTCACCAACACCAAAAATTTCAGCACCAGTTACTCTTGAACCATCTTTGAATAGATGGTCACCAAATTTAGTAATTTGGTCTTGTAATATTGTTTGTGATTGTGTTAATTCACGAGCTTGAACTGCCCTACCTGGTCTAAAAAGTATTCTATGAAAATTTTTATCTTCATTAAAATCGTCATAGTAAGGTGTTGTATTAAAATCTATCGCCATTTTTTGCCTTTAAAATCTTATGGTCAATTTAACACTCTCTGCTTGGCCATCTGTTCTTGTAATAGGTTCTCTGTTATCTACAAAAAGTAAATCTGCTGATTTTGGTTCAAAAGCAGGATCTATAATTTGTGTTATTATTCTTGAAGCCCCTGATGTATTTCCAATTAAAACTTTTCCTACCTCTAATTCACCCTGTAATTCATTCACTTCTAAAAATGTTGCACCTTCGAGTCTATGAACAAACCCACCAGCTGTATAATTTGTGGGAGATGTGCCTTGATACACAAATTCATTTAGATCATAAGCAACACCAGATGCAACAAAAACTTGTGTTGTTTGTTTAGCCGTTGTAACTGCATTTGCACTATTAACATTTAATACAGCATTATTAGACTGTGCCTGTGAAGTTAAAAGTGTATTTGCACCATATTTATAAGGGTTTTTAACAAGTCCAATTTGTCTAAAACTAAAATCTGCGGGAACCACACCACCCTCTGTTGAATCTATTTCTCCAAATTTAGTAACAATAGACACACTATTTGCATACAAGTCTTTACCTATGTCAAAACCATGACCAAATTTTGGTGCAATAACTGCCCTTGCTGAAGCTTCAGTACCTGTGCCAAAAATTCTTACATTTATTTTATCTGTATATTTACTACCAAACTGTGTAACATTAGCAGATTGTATTGAACCATTATCACCCAAAACAGCAACAGCTGTTGCTGGCTCAGCACCATCTGTTTCACCATCAATGAAAAGTCTAGTCTGAATTGTTATGGTATTTGCAGCTGAACCATCACTATTTGATAAAACTGGTTTAGTAAGTGTAATTTCATTTGTAACATCATTAACTAGCTCAATAAATGTATCATCAGAAAATTGTGTGCCGGATACAATCATATTAGCAGCTGCAACTTGATCTACACCTAAACCAACCTCACTTAAAAAAGCACCAGTTATTTGTATTTTTCTTTGAAGGCCATCTGAGGCAGCTGTGTTTTGTGTTTCAAATGCAAAAGTTCTAACATTTGTAAAATCTCTGTAGCCAGAACCTGAATTTGTAACAACGATGGTTGTTACCTCACCCTCAACAACACTTGAATTTCTCAAATCATAACTACCATAATCAGTATTACTGCTCATAGAAGATGATGTTCGATCTCTTGTGGGTACAGGTATGAAAGATGTATCGACAAATTGGTCACTATCTTTAATATTGTACATATACTTCCAAACATAACCATCGGTTCCAGTATTATCAACAATTCCATTTGAAGTTGAACTATCGCCTGTGGGCTCTACTGATGAGTTTGAACTACTTCCGTTTGATAAACACTTATATACATTTCTTGTGCTAGGTGCTAACACATATACTGGTTTTGTGTTTAATGTAGCATCTCCCTCTATTAAATGACTCACAATAGCTTTATCATCATATTGCATATACTTTGTGTCAGCTGTCCAATCTACCCTTGGTACACTCAGTTTGACATCACCACGACCAATTCTCTTGAGACCAATCATTGAATTTAAAGCATTATCTAAACTCTCTCGTGTCTCTACGATTTCAGGTGGAGATGATTCATTTGTATATGGCGTGCTATCACCTATGAAAACGTAATAAAGATCGGTAGTGAAAGAATTTGCAAAAGCCTCTGCATTTCTTAATGATAGTGTTTTTGTAGATAAATTAGTTGCCATAATTGTTTATTTATACCAAAACGATAACGGATTGTGCATTTGCATTAGCTGTAAATGCTAAAGTTACTTCTACATTTGTATTTGAAATAATTGTACTTACTGTTCTAACTTCATTATTTACTGCAATTTGAACATTATTAGCTTTACCAGCTTTCGGATTTAACAAAAGACCAGATTTAATAATAGTTGAATTATTTGGCACATTGGCTGTTAAAGGTGTTTGTAGTTGTATATGTGAAGTATTAGAGCTTTGCACTAAAAAGAAGGTATTGCCACCATCAAACGATACTTTATCATTATTATTAAATTCTCTTGTAGTAGACTGAGCACTTGCACTTCCTATACCAAGCACAAATCCATTTACTACTTCTTGATATGGAACACTTGTAGATCCCACAGTAGCGGTGTTTGAAAAGAACCCTGAATAGTATGCTTGACTCAATCCAGTCTGTAAATTACATGGTTTTTGATAGTTTTCCCCTCCTACACTACCTCGACTGTTTCTACTAATTGTAGCATTTGCTGATGATAAATTAACAGACTCCCTATATACACTTGTAAATATAGTGTTCGATCCAGTTATAAAGATTGAACCTGATGTTACGTTTACAGTACCAGATATTGAATTTGAAACCGTGCTTGTTGATACAAATACATTTGCATTGGATATTTCTCTTGCTTCAAACTCTGCACGATTTCTATACCCAGCTGGATGAACAAGACCTTTAAGTATTGTTTTATATTTTTCAAATTCTACTGGTACTTTAGTTAAATAAACAAATTCTTGATAATAATTTTGACCTTGTACTTTTCTATTTTTCTCTGATATTAAGCCTCTGGAAGAAATGAATCTACCCTCTGTGGTCGAAACTGAGTCTGTCAAAACAGCAGTTGCATTAGCATTACCATCACCTAACCCTGATAAGTCCACATCTGGTATTGCTTGATATCCAACACCAAAGTCTGTTAATCTTATAGTTTCTACAGCACCTTTAAATTCATCATCTGTATTTGCAGTTATAATTTCACCATCACCTAAAAGACACTCAACATTTAACGTGGCATTACTACTTGAAACAACTTCATTAGAAATATTTGTTCTAAAAATTGTAATACTATTAGAAGTTGGTAAATGACCTGGGTCATAAGCCGCACCACCTTTTGGAAAATGGGTATCAATACTCATTGGGGCACCAAACACATTTGCTGATTGAGCACTTATACTAACAGGATCTAAAGAATTTGCAAGGCCACGAGTACCAAAGTAAGACCCATTAGAAAAATGAATAAAATCTAACTCATTTGGAAAAGGTCTATCTACCGTTAAAAAACCACCTTCGTGAAACATACCTGTACCAGGTATCGTGATGTTACTACTTACATTTGTTACTTTTCTTTCATGGCCTAATATTGAAATTATATCACCTATTCTTACAGGATTATCACCTTTATGAAAATTAAATCCAGAATGATTTGCTTGTGGTGTCATATAAACGCCACTCAACCCGACATTTACGTTTGGCTCAGATACATTAATTGCATCAACAACCACACTAGAGACATAAACATTTGGCACACCAGATACACCTCTAAATCCTGTGTTTGCTGAAACAGTTGCAATATTTACAACACTACTTCTAATACCTGTTCCGAAATTTTTATAATGTGGGTATTCAAATTCTGTATTGATTATAGAACCGTTTGCATTTGCTTCTGATACTCTGGCTAAAGCACCATCACCGGCGCCTGAGCTAGCAAACTCTATAATATCCCCAACTGTATAATTATTACCAGTGTTTGCTATTTCAAGTCTTCCTAAACCTTTAAATGATCCAACATCAGCAGTGGTTCTAGCTGCCACCTCTACAAGAGCACCAGCACCATCTAAAGGTAAGTCAGTTGTTGTCGTGTTTGACGTAACAAGTAAAACATTTTGTATAGGCCCTATGTTTACAGCTTGAACACTTGAGTTTACAACGTGTTTTATTACTGAATTACCATCAGGTAATGATACTTGAGTGTTAGTAAAAGACCTTGCATAGCCGCCTACGTTTGTAGTGCTTAACACTTGTGTTGAATTAGATATGGCAACTTGACCAGTACCTATGACTAATTCAGCAAATGTTTGGGAAGTGTTATCACTAATCTGAGCATCAAAGGTCTCACCCATCAAAATAAAAGAGTTTGGTGTATTATTACCAGAAGTGTCAATCGCAGGTTTAACCGTGTATAAAACGAAACCTGTTTCTGTATTACCACCTTGTAGTAGACCGCCTACTGCAAATCCAGCACCACCGTTATTAACTGTGGGTTCACTTAAAAACTCTGTGCCTAAAGAAGCGACTTGAGCGGTCGCCTTTCTTTTAAAGCCACCAGCAATGAGTGTAACTGGGTCACCAATATTATAGAGTCGGCCTCCATCAACAACTCGTATTTCTTCAATAGATGAGAAAGTATTTGTTGAAATATTAACAACATCACCATTTACAATAACTGTTGATGTTACCTCTTCACTTTGTGAAAATGTGCCAGATGATTTTCGTGGATCAAAAAACAGTTCGACTTTTGGAGATATATCAATTTTTCTAGGAAAAACTCTTTCGATAACTGCTGTGGCATTTGATGATACGCCTCTAAATCTTCTATTTTTTAATAGCCCATCATTAAATGATTTATATAAAACTCTAATATCTGAACCACTCGCCGGCGTCCCTACATTTCCTGTTGTTGTTAAGAAGCCCGTATTATTTCCAAAGACATTTACGATGTTACCACCGGCAAAACCAGCACTAGTAACTGTTTGAGCGATGTTCCCATTGGCTACTGATGTTGTAGTTAAGCTTGAAAGTAATAAATTTGTACTGTTTGTTACGGATGATATTGTGCCTGTATAGATGTTAAAAAATGGAGCTCTATTATCTTTAAATGTGATTGTTGTTTGACCAGTTATTATATCACCAACATTCCGCAATTCTTCAAAATTATATGTTGAAATAGAAAATCCACTCATGTTGGGTGTGTCAATATCAATGAACCTGTTGGTTCCGTGAAGACCAGTCATACCACCAGATCTTATATTACCGTTTATATCTTTTTTGACTGTTATCGTATCATTAAATAATATTTTTTTATCTTCTTTTCTTAGAAAATAATCAGTAACGTGTTCTTTTTTAATACCATCAATTCTAACTTCAATATCTTCTGGTGAAACTTTTTGAGCTAACATTATAGATTGATTAGTATTACCCGTGCCTGTGTAAAACGATGATATTTGATCTGCAATTGTAAGTATGCTTTCAGATGTATATTGGCCATCTGATGCTCTTAAAACTTGATCTTCAGGGAATACAATATCTGCCTCTACACCAAAAAGCATTCTGAAGAGTAATTTAAATGATTTTTCATTACCTTTTGACAAGTATAATGGTAATACATTTTTAATTAAAAATGCCTTATCTAATGTTGCATCTTTGGGTATAAGGTTTGCAAATGTATTTAAAAAACTTGTTTCAAAAGAATCTATTGAATCATCTATATCACCAAGTCTTCTCAAGCTTTTTGAAACTGTTGTTAGATCGTTATTTTGAGTACCTTGTTCATTTTCAAGAAATTCATAATAAGCCTCTAAGAAAGAGATAAAGAGAGGATGATCTTCCCTAACAAATTCGGGGACTTGTCTGTTAATTAAAAGAGAGGTTAGCTGTTTGCTAAAATCTGATTCGTGGGCCATTTTAAGAAGTTACTGACTCAAGAGTTGTTGTTATTGATACAGGATCTTCAATATCTATTGCTACAATACTATTCCTTGTAGATTGTATGACACCCGATTCAGATCCAATCGTAAATCTAATTAAACCCTCTGAATCTGCGCTAGTAGGCACCGATGATATATTGATTGGATCAATATTCAAAATTCCTTCTTCATAGTCTATTGTACCTGCATTTTCATTTACAATTTGTCTATTACCAGCTGAATCAAAGAATAAAGTTCTTATTGTTCCATTTCTCTCATCAACAGCTACTTTTAATTCGGCCCCTATGCCATCACCACCAGTTAAAGTAACCGTAGCTGTAGTATAATCAACACCTCGATCAAGAATATTAACTGACGAAATTTCACCACCTGAAAGCACAGCTTCTGCTTTTGCACCTTTACCATCCCCCACTATGGTGAGAGTTGGTGCGACACTATAACCAAATCCAGGGTCTTCTATTTCAATTCTTGAAATGCCAGTTGATGACTGTGGCACTTCTTCAAATTGCATTTCTCGTGATGTGCCCGCATTATCAAAACCAAAAAATTTAGTGGAAGTGAGTCCTGTAGAACCTGAACCTCTTTCAAGTTCTTCATTAAACTTAACTTCATATGAACTCACGCCAATTATAGGCTTTACTCTTTTTTGAACTCTAACTTTAACTCTTGAACCAATGATCGCATTTGTTTCCGTATCATCAATAGCTTCAGAAAATTTAGACTCTGTAAATGTACTATCAAAGGTATTTAAAAAGTTTGAATTAAATGATATTATAGAGTTTCTTATTGAATCTTTTAATGATTCGGGTGTCAATGTTGTTTTTCTCGGATCATATCTTACATTGTTTGTAACCAAAAGATATATAAATTCAGGGTCGACAATTTCTACATCTACACCTATAATACCTTTAGGTTTTAAAACTTCGTTTATTATTCTTAATTTTTCTGTTTCTGATATGAAAAAATTTGCTTTTGGTTTTAGTGATACAAAAACTTTACCATAAACAACAGGAACATTATCTTCACCACCCCATACTGATATAGCCTCTATACTCGGCAATTCTTTAACTATAAATGTTTCATAATCTTTTTTAGTAACTAATCTATTCTGAGTTGTAAATTGATTTGGTGCTGAAAATTTAATAGAATCTACTGACTCTCTACTCGCACCACCTGATGCAGCTGAAACTGAAATTAATTGTAAATCATCCATCGTTTCACTTAAAGAGTCAACAAGTGTTGCGGTAGAAACAAAATTGTTTGCTTTATTCGCAGCTGTGCCATTCGTAACAAGATAAGAAACAGCTACAGTTGCACCATCGTTTAATTTTCTACCTACACTATCATTTCCAAAATATATTTGAAATTGTCCATTCTTACCTTCTTGTAAAAAATAAACATCAGAAGTTGGGCCTACATCTAATATATCTGTTACTTTAGAGTATATTGACACCGCTGTATTAGAAATATTAGGCACCACACTTACCCTAATTGTACCAGTATCAATGTTTGAATCAGGTAACGTAAAAATTTGTTTAGGATTATTTGATGCGTTATGAGTAAAATTATAAGAAACTAATTGGCCCTCTGAGATTGGTAGATTAGTGAAAATATATTGATCATTAGATTTAGTAACTAGAGTATCTTCTAATACTACAAAATTATAAGTTTTATTATCTATTTGTTCTGAAATAAATCCAAAACCTCTAGGAACAGTTAAAGTGCCTGTTGTTGAAGAAGATGAATTTGCTGTAAAATTAATCGTAGCTGTTGGTGCTTTTATAGAGAATGGAGTGTACCCCAAACTTTTTGCCAAAGATACAACTGAATCACGGAGAATAGCAGTATCTATAAATGATTCATTTGCTACCATATTTAAATAGTAAGCATTATAATGTGTATTGTAAGCTAAAAGGTCTAATAAAACTGAAAGTCCTGAACCTTCAAAATCATAGTCTGAAAAAGCATCTTGCTGTTGTAAAAAAGACCTTAAATTTGTTTTGATGGAGTCGAAATCAAGTTCTGTTACTCTAAGGCGATCTACCATTTATCTAATCCGTTCTAAGAAAAAGTTTATTGTTACTGGTGCTGTTAAGTTTAATATGAAAAAAGTCATTTCAACTTCATATCCGTTCTCATCATATTTGGGGTTAGCTATTACACTTTGAATTTTTGCTCTAGGTTCAAAGTTTGTGATGACCTCTGATATTTCTCTTTCAAGTGCAGCCGCTTGTATAGAATCCATGTTTTCAAACAACATTCTACGCAAATTAGAACCCAAGTCTGGTTGAAATGGTCTTTCATAGTGATTTGTGAGAATTAGATTTTTTACTGAACCTATTACCGCTTTTTCGGCCGTAAGTGTATTCACATCTTTACGAACTGGGTGTTTAGTAAAATTTAAGTCTAAATCACTAAATGTTCTTGCTATGTTTGTTCTAACTGTTGCCATCTTCTATTTATACCTAATTACCAACAATAACATTGGGTGAACCACCTGTAGCATTAGGTGAACAATGAGATGGTCCAGATGGACACAAACTATCTGCCGATGCTGAATCACCTTTATCTACAATCATTGTGCCTCCTATAAACACTTGATTTACTGATGCTGATAAAGCCCCACCACCATGGCTATTTGGGTCGCCATTAATTGAAACTAATTTACCATTTGCAAAGACATTCTTACCTTGTCCTGAAACAGTAGATGCACCACACGACCTTGAGTCTCCGTTTCTATGTACTTCAGTCATTATGGATTCAAATCTATTCTAGGCGCTTTGAGTGTCATATTACCCTCCGATTCTAGTGTATATGTGCCTTTTACAAGTATATTTGCATTACCCTCCACAGTCACCGTTACATCTCCTTTGACGAGGACACTCTCGTCCCCAACT